GCAGGAAACATAGGTTAAATTGGAATGCTGATCGCATCGACACAGTCACCGCACTATGTCGATCTGCATAAAGGTTCAAATTATTCATAGGTTTATGCAGACAGCAGCGCGTTGCCGCGCCCTGTCTTGTCGGTAGGTTCTGTTACCCCATTGCCTGGGAAACGAGGGGCGTACCTTACGGCCTTGTGCCTCGTCGCAAGTGGGAGTCTCACCCACATCTCCGCGCCGGCACTATACATGACGCATCTGTCAATTTATTTTGTGCGTGTTTGTAACTAGAAAACTGCAATTATCAAGAAATCTGTCAACAAACTCATGTACTACCCCTTGCGTGACGATATACCTTGTCGTAGAGTACTAAAGTCAAAGGCGCGGCCAATGACAAACGCAACCAGTTTGAGAGGACTGACAATGTGCAACACGCATAAACCAGCAACAATTGCCGCCTATGAAGTAACCGAAGGAACTGTGACGTACTGCACGCTTCCGGCTTGGAGCAAAGCCGCAAAGGAAATCAGAACCCGCCACACAAAGAACTTTGCCAATTCATGCTGGTGCTGCGGAAGGGGTATTAACGAAAGCAAGGCCGGCGTTGCATATGTTCATCTGCGAATTGACGGCGGTTTGTTTCGCGTTGACAGCGAAATGACTGATGCTTACGAACAAGCCAACTCGCAAGGCTGGTTTCCAATTGGGAGCGTGTGCAAGCGCAAATACTTTGGATATTTCAAAGTGCTTGATGTTCCGCTTAGATCGTAATAAATCGACCGCGCACCGACCCCCGTGAGGGGGAAGGATGCGACAGCCGATACTGCCGCAACGCAACCAGTTTGAGAGGACTGACACCGTGACTACCAAGTTCAAAGTGACCGTTACTGACGCGCAAACCAACCCGCACCTTGCTCGCATTTATTGTGATGTGTTGGTTGCAGCCGCTCGCGAGATCAACGATGCCGTTAGCCAGCGCGTTGTTCGCGCACACAACGAACGCGCTTGCGTTGACGTTGACAACGAGTTTGCGTTTGACGCTTGCATTGACGAAATCTACGCGGCCGAGGCTGCGTTTCTATGCGCTCACCGCGACACAGAGGTGACCCTGTGAATATCTTTGACTACGCCGAGGCTCAACGCCGCAAGGAGGTTGGGATGCACCAGGCTGCTGACGCTCGACCAACCCTACTTGCCGACGCACAGGCAATTGCCAAGCGTGTTGCCTCGCGCTGGGAGTTTGTAACGTCTGATGACGTAGCAGCGGAAATGATGGCAGAAGGACTACGGTACGAGGATCTAGGCAACGCAGCCGGCAGCGTGTTCAGGTCTGACTTTGCGTGGACGGGCAAGGTGACATCGTCAATTCGACCATCAACTCACGGGCGCATGATCAAAGTGTGGAGGCTCAAATGACAAAGCAAATCATGCAAGTTGACGTTCTGTCGGAATGGGTCACCGATGACCGGGCTGCGGAGTACCTAAGCGAACACGTTGTCACCGCAACGCTTGAAGTGCATTGGCAATATCACAAGCCCGGACACTACACTGGGGTGCAGGGTTGGGAACTCATCTCTTGGAACATCCTTGAGATTGCGCTTGATGACGTTGAATTGACTGACCAAGACATTGTCCCATCAGACTTCCCAATGGCCGAGGTACGCGCTGCGCTTGAAGACGCGGAGCCGGTACGCAAGTACATTGCCGATAGACCACCGGAGGATGCATGAAATACCTATCCGTATGCTCAGGCATTGAAGCAGCAACAGTTGCTTGGCATCCACTTGGCTGGAAGCCTGTTGGATTTAGTGAGATTGAACCGTTTCCTAGCGCAGTTCTCGCGCATCATTACCCTCACGTTCCCAATTTTGGGGACATGACCAAATTTCAGGAGTGGCCATTAGATGCAGGATCAATTGACCTTCTCGTGGCTGGAACCCCATGCCAGTCCTTTTCAGTTGCAGGACTCCGGCAAGGACTCAAAGACCCACGCGGAAACCTCATGCTTACCTACCTTGCAATTGCTGCACGTCTACGGCCTCGATGGGTTGTTTGGGAAAACGTCCCCGGTGTCCTGTCGTCAAACGGAGGACTTGATTTTGGTTCCCTCCTCGGGGGGCTGGGGCAATTGGGGTATGGGTTCGCATACAGGGTGTTGGACGCTCAGTGGGTGCGAACACACGGGCATCCCAATGCCCAGCCGCAACGGAGGCGACGTGTGTTCGTTGTTGGATGTCTTGGAAACGCAACCGTTGCCGCAAAAGTATTGTTTGAGCGCGAAAGCGTGCAACGGCATTCTGCAAAGAGCGGAACGGCGCGGAAAGAAATTACCGGAAATGTTAAAGCAAGCGTTGAAACAGGCATCTTTACAAATCAAAACGTAGCACCGTGTTTGGAAACAACAAGCAATAATCACAGTCGCGCAAATGGATTTACTATGATTGCACAACCAATTGCCAATACGCTCGGCAGTCGCGGTGTGCGGTCGCACACGGAACTTGATGGTCACGGCGCGTATATCCCAGTTGCCATTCAAGGCAACCTGATTGGGCGGGACAAAGGTGGGCCGACAGGCGTAGGCGCATCAACAGACGGTGCTATGTACACCATGACAAAAGCAGATGTGCATGGGGTAGCACAAGCAATGACCGTGCGCCGCCTAGCCCCACGCGAGTGCGAACGACTACAAGGTTTTCCTGATGATTACACGCTGATTCCTTGGCGCAAAAAGGCAGCAGAGGATTGCCCTGATGGGTCAAGGTACAAAGCATTGGGAAACAGCATGGCGGTAAATTGCATGGAGTGGATCGGTGAACGCATTGCAGCCGTTGATGCAAAGGAGGACGCATGAACAAGTCAGCAGACGGCAACGAACCGCGCAGTACGCGCCGGCAAGCAACGCGGTGGGATACACAAGACGCAGCCTGGTCAGACATTCAACCGCGCCTAGGGACGTTAAACGCGTTGGTACTTGACGCGATTACTCAACAACCAGGCACTTGCGACGAACTTGAAATTCGGTTGTCTTTGACACATCAGACTTGCAGCGCGTGTGTCAACAGCCTAATGAACGATGGATTGATTGTGGCTGACGGCAAGCGACCAACACGGTCAGGCCGAGCAGCGCGTGTGTGGACATTACCAATACCAACAACCTTGTTTGGGAGGACGGCATGACACCTGAAGAATCGCGCATTTATTTGGAATCAATTTCAAATGCAAAGCATCTAAACGCTGATCAGCGAATGCAATGCAACATGTTTGTAGGTTGCATTGAATACATGGAGTCTGGTGGAAGCCGTAACGACTTAGATGAATTGCTACAAAAGTACGAAGTCATTGTTCCATTAAATGCCACCAAATTAGAACAGAAACCAAGAGACAATTTAAAAGACATAGCAACATTGTGCAAGGAGATTGATCACTTGACGGCAGAGGCTGACATGCTTCGCAAGGAACGCGACGAGGCAAGGCGGGAAGTGTGTGTTTGGCAATCTTGCCCACCTCACACGATGGAAGAAATGCTAGAACACGCTGCATTTCGCGGCTGGGATTGCTTCAAGGAAAACCAGTAATGAAAGACGAAGACAACCGATGGGCGCGGCCTGTCATGGATGACGTTTCATGGGAACACGCAACTGGCATCCCCGCGTTTCTCAACGAGCGCGGCATTAGGGAGGGGTTGGCAAAGCATGTCGGCTTGCCGGCAATGATTATTGTTGCCGGCGACCCCATGCTGCACCGCGTTGACGAGGGTGACGGGAATCCTGTATTTCAGTACTGGCGATCATCCGTGTACCTCGTCAGTTCAACGCCTACGGGGATTGAAGGGACGCGGTTTACAAGCCTGTGTGTCCGCGACCCGGATGACACAATTGAGTCCGTGCGCGACGAACTGCTTAACAAGTGTGTCAACTTTATCACCAAGTGTGAACCTTCAACCAAGATCAAATATGTCTCGTAAATTACCACTAGGGTGCTTGACCGTAACCCTGCGAAAGTACGGCGACTCAGTCATCATTTACGACGAGGACGGCAACCAAATCGCGCAGATATACGCGCAGGTGCAAGGGTCTGAAATCAACGACCGCATCAGAGTCAGTATCAGGGCTGAACAGAAATACCGAATCGGAAGACATAAGGACGGATTATGAGTACACCAACACCAGGCTATTACGAATCGCTGTTAAACGAACGCGGCCTAGTCGTTACGCAACTACGCGCACAGATCAGGGACATTCAGCATCATTGCAAGATGCTTGGTGTGATTGGCGGGGCATTAGAATCAGGCGCAAAGTTCGACCACAAAGCGGCAGGGTTTGAGATCAGACAATTGCTTAACATCATCAACCGGAGAATCACATGAAGAAGATGCTGCCATATATCGTTGAGGGAATTCGGACTGACAAGGAAGCGGGAATGCGACAAGTTGACATTGCTGTGAAGTACGGCGTGTCAACAGGTGCTGTGTCTCGCGTGTTGCGTGGTAGCCGGCACAAAGCCAAGGTTGCCAATGTCAACTCCTGACGATGGTTTTTGCGGCGTTCCTGCTGGGGGGCGTTCCCCCGGCAGGGACGTTTTACTTCTTGAACTACGAATCAAACTGCTTGAGGCGCAACTTGCGAAAGCGCAAGCGGAAAGCGATTGTTTGAGGGAAACGATTAGAAGTAAATTTGTTGAAAGACTTGAAAAAGTTTGGTACGAGGGGCAAGGATGATCGAGATCGAAGACATCGTTGACCGCATTGCGACTTCCGAGTCAACCGATCCGCTGCTACTTGAAGCGTCTGAAGAAATCAAATACTTGCGGCTTGAACTTGCTCGCGAGATAGCCAACCGATACAAGGCGCGTGGAACCGATGATGATTGAGTTTCGCGTACCTGGTGTCGCCGCTCCGCAGGGCAGCAAGAAGGCGTTCAGGACGCGAGGTGGACGCATTGCCCTCGTAGAGTCCTGCGCTCGCGTGAAGCCCTACAGAGCGACGGTAGCCTTTGCAGCGCGTGAGGTGTGGGCTGAAGGCGCAACGCACGGGTCGGTAGGAGTGTCAATCGCGTTCACGTTTGTGCGGCCGGCGAGCCACTACAACGCAAAGGGCGTACTCCGCGCCGGCGCGGCGACCCACCCAGGCAAGGGAATTGGAGACATTGACAAGTTGTGCCGGGCAGTGCTTGATGGTCTTACGGGCGTTATTTACGCCGATGACTCGCAGGTCGTAAGTCTTGTTGCCACCAAGTCATACGGAAATACTGCTGAATCTCGCATTTCCATTTACATTACCCATTGACATTAGGATGCTAGGACGTATAGTCATCACATTGACACACGTTGTGTCAGTCGTGCGCGGCGTTCCGC